AGAGAACTATTCCATAAAATTCTAGAAGAAAGATTGGGTGTTCCTTTTTATAATGCATCTACCTACGGTGGAAGATTAGAGAACATACCTTTTAATCTATTACAGTTAAGCAAGTATTGGAAGACACCACCCAAACAAATCATTCTTCTTGGATCACAAAACTCTACAGGAATATCTGTTGGGATCCCAGGTGTCCCGGTTAGTGTTAAGAACATAGATTATATTCCAGCAGCACTCAATCCACAGAGTAAAGAGAAAGAACTACTCTTTTTATATCAATCTTTAGGCATAGCGAAGTGGCAACATATGATAATGCTAAAGACCATAATTAGACTTGCTGAGGATTGGAACATACCTATACTATGGATCGACGGAACATCGGATACACTAGAAGGCATGTCCACAGAGTCAACATATAATTTTATAGACGATAGTGAACTAGATATTGTTCATCATTTTATACATGGAGTTGGTATTTCATTGTCAGGTAATCCTGATCAAGCATTACAAACAATGAGTGACATGGTTCTAAAACCAATGGCAGAAAAAGTACCGCCACCTGGGGCAACTTTGGAAGATGTTAGTAGGGATCTTTTGCATCCAGGAGCTAATTGCCATAAGGCTTTAGCAGACAAAATTGAATTCACTTTAGACGGCTTTTGGTACTCTTAACTGTTGACTATAAGTTAATAAGAGTCTATAATAAGCAGTATAAGAATAAATCTTTGGAGTAATATATTATGAAAATAAGCACAGGAACTCTTGATGTACTCAAGAACTTTGCGACAATCAATACGAACATTCTTGTTCGTCAGGGAAACACACTATCTACAATTAGCACGGGTAAAAATATCTTTGCTAGGGCAGAGTTAAGTGAAAGTTTTCCAAAAGAATTTGCAATCTATGATTTAAATAGTTTGCTTTCACTATTAACCCTTATGGAAGATACTAATATTGACTTTCAAGACGAAAGTTTAAAAGTGAGTAAAGGTACATCTGTCTTTGAATATTATTATGCAGACCCTAATATTATAGTTAGTGCGCCTGATAAAACTATTGATGTAGATAACTTCTTCCAATTTGACGTTACTAAAGACGACGTGGACATGATATTAAAAGCAGCAGCTATTACAGCAGCGCCCATGTTAAGTGTCGTTGGCAAAGGCGGTGAAGTAGTGGTAACAGTTAGTGACCCTAGCACACCTAAGTCTAATAGCTTTAGGCAAGTAATAGGCACCACTGATAAAGAATTTGATGCTAGGCTGGCAGTAGAAAACTTTAAGGTTATACCTGGAAGTTATAGTGTTACACTTTCACAGAAGAAATTTATGTTCTTAGAAAGCAGTAAAGGTGATTTAAAATACTGGCTAGCATTAGAACGTTCATCTAATATATAGGAGCAGTTTATGAATGAAGATAATTTAGAGGTAACTCTAAGAGAGGCAACCAATGGTTGGATTGTTGAATTTAATAGGTATGGAGAAACCATAGAGTACATATTTACTCGTCCAAACCCAGCAATATCGCTTGTCAGAAAAGTAATGAAGGGTGAGTTAGATATTTTTAACAGAGACGAAGCAGATGAGTAAACTACCAGCAGAGATTCCACAAGCAACATTCCATAAAAGGGTTGTACATGCAACGAAAGGAGAGACATGGGTCACATTAACAACAGATGATCTTTTTAAAGATAAGACAGTAGTTATTTTTGGATTACCTGGAGCATTTACACCAACATGTTCAGGCCAACAACTTCCTGGATTTGAAAGTTCATATTATGACTTTAGAGAACAAGGTATAGACGACATCTATTGCTTTAGTGTTAATGATACATTCGTTATGGAAGAGTGGAAAGAAAAACAAGGCATTGTAAACGTTAAACTGATACCAGATGGTAGTGGAGAGTTTACAATTAAAATGGGCATGGATGTTCGGAAAGATAACTTAGGATTTGGTATGAGGTCCTGGAGATACGCAGCAGTGGTAACTGATGGCACAATAATCAAGTCATTTGTTGAAGAAGGTTTCCAAGATAATGCTGAAGACGATCCTTACGACGTTAGTGATCCTGAAAATGTATTCAAAGCTGTACAAGCAGCGGCAACAGAAATAGGAGTGATCTCCGACGAGTATGATAGTGCCGGTACTATAATAGAGCTGAACTTCTCAGATACGACATCTGTAAAGGAGAAATTTGGCTAAACCCTTTTTCGACGGAAAAAAATCAAAGAGATTTTGGAGCAAAAAAAGTAAATCATGAATCCTGAACAATTTTTATGGGTTGAAAAATATCGTCCACATAATATAGAAGACTGTATTTTACCCGATGACGTAAAAACAACATTTCAGCAGTTTATTGCTAAAAAGGAAATACCTAACTTACTATTAACTGGTTCAGCAGGAACTGGTAAAACCACCCTCGCGCGTGCATTGTGCGAAGAACTTGGTTGTGACTATATAGTTATTAATGGCTCAGATGAAGGTAGACAGATAGATACCCTAAGAACTAAAATACGAGGCTTTGCATCAGCAGTGTCTTTTGAGGGTAAAACTAAGGTAGTTATACTCGACGAGGCTGACTATTTGAACAGAGAAAGTGTCCAACCGGCACTACGGGCGTTCATAGAGACGTTTTCGTCGAATTGTAGGTTTATCTTTACTTGTAACTATATAAATAGAATTATTACACCGTTGCACAGTAGAACGACAGTAGTGGACTTTAAAATAGCTCCCTCAGATCGTCCTCAGCTCGCTGCTAAGTTCCTCCAAAGGATGCAACATATCCTTAGTAATGAAGGAATAGAGTACTCTGAGAAGGTGTTAGCGGAGCTCCTAATGAAGTATTTTCCTGACTATCGCAGGGTCATAAATGAGCTACAAAGGTACTCTGTAGCAGGAAAAATAGATGAGGGTGTACTAAGTAACTTCCAAGAAATCAACGCTAAGCAGCTTATAGAGGCACTTAGGGACAAGGATTGGAAGAAGATGAGACAGTGGGTATCCAACAATGTGGATACTGACCCTCAGGGAATATTTAGACAAATATATGATACTCTATTACCTGAGATTAAGTCAATTCCACAGTTAGTTCTATTAATCGCCGATTATCAGTATAAAGCGGCATTTGTGGCAGATCAGGAAATTAACCTTACTGCATGTTTAACAGAAATCATGGCAAACGTGGAATTTGAATGACAAAAGATTATAATGAAGCAGGCAAGGCAACTGCTAGAATAGATATTCGTGTTCCTGAAGAATTAAAAGAGGAATTAAAGGCAGAAGCCAAAAAACGTAAAATTTCTATAACAGAGCTTTTGCTCGAAAGCTATAGAGAGACTAAAGAGAAAGATTTTGGTTTTAATTAGAGGATACGAGAATGAGAACCTTATTAGGCGTAATTGCAGTTACGATATTGTTGGTAATGGCCAGCAAAGTGTATGCTGATGAAGTAACCTATGTTGATGAAGTTTCATCAATAATTAATAATAATTGTGTTGTGTGCCATCGACAAGGTGGTATAGGTCCAATGAGTTTTGAGTCTTATGATCAAGTAAGACCTTGGGCACCCTTAATACAACATAAAATATCAACAAGAGAGATGCCACCATATGCTTACGATCATGGTATAGGCATTCAAGACTTACAAGGGGATTGGAGACTGGCGCAAAGTGATATTGATGCGGTAGTTGATTGGGTAAGAGCAGGTTCACCATACGGTGATGCTGATATAGTGGTACAACCACCTAATTTGCCTGATTTAAGCGAGTGGAATTTCACCGCAGATCTTGGACCCCCAACGCTAGTAATCCCATCAATACCAATAGATATTCCAGCCAGTGGAAACGACATGTGGCATAAACATCTTGTACCTTCCGGAGTTACAGAAGATAGATGTATTAAAGCAGTACAAGTCAAACCACTAGGCCGTGCAGCAGCTGTAGTCCATCACGCTAATTCTAATATAATATTAGATGGCGAACAACAAGGTGGAATGCTTACTGAATATGCAATGGGTAAGTGGGGTGAATTAGTCCCTGAAGGAGTTTGTAGAACATTTCCAGCAAATGCACAAGTGCGTTGGGATATTCATATGTTTCCTGGTGGAGTTGGGGCAACAGCACAAGGAGAAATTGTTAAGGATAATGTAGTTGAAATTGGCCTATGGTTTCATGAGCCAGACTATGAGAGTAAATATAAGCAAGATTTAAGTTTGTATAGACTAGGAGATCAAGCTGATATAGTTATTCCTCCTCATGGATATTACATGACACAAGGGTTCAAATCTTTTGATCACCCTGTAAGAATAGATAGTTGGCAACCACATGGACATTTAAGAATGAATGCTGCTAGTTTGGAAATTTTCCATCCAGCAACAGGACGTACGGAAGAAATAAGTCAAGTATCAAATTGGAGCGCAACTTGGCATCACAGCCATATATTTGCTCCAGGAGCTGCACCACTGGTACCAACAGGTTCAGTTTTAGTTATGAAACAATGGTACGACAACACAAGCGACAATCCTAATAATCCAGACCCAGATATGTGGGTAGTTGGTGGTAGTAGAACAGGCGATGAGATGACTCATAACTGGATGGCTGTCACCCATTTGGATGATGAGGGTTACAATGAACTTATAGATAAGAGAGAAACAAAATGACTAGATATTTGCTAATAGTAGCATTCCTAGTAGGCTGTAGCACAACTGATTATGTTCCGTTTTACTACGATCAAGGAATGCCCCGTTTTGAATGGGTAGAGCCTTTGGTGTTCCAACATAATTTGGAACTATGTAGAAGTCGAGATGTTTGTAATGCAGCAGACTTATTTGGATACAATAGATTTTAGAATTGATTAATGGATGACAAAGCAATATTAGAAGGATTCGGAGATCCCGTAGAGGAGATTGGTGAAGAACAATTCCAGGAGAAATTGAAGAAGATTTCTCCTTTTGATTTTGTAAATTCCATTAATTTTTCAAAAGAAGACTTAATGGTTGATGAGAGAACTGAGAATGAATATAATGCCTTTATTGTAAATAGGGCTATGGGATTTGGACCTGATACAGTTATTGCAGGCAATGAAATGAATTCTAGATCTCACATTGACAAAAAATTACAATATGACTTTCTACGTGCAGTAGTAAGAAAGGCAAAAAGATATAATAAGTGGCTAAAATCTGAGGAGGAGAATATTGACGCGATTCAGCGATTTTTTGGTTATAGTTTTAACAAAGCAAAAGAGGCTTTAAGACTCTTATCTGAAACAGATATAGATGTTATAAAACTATACCTGAATACGTCTAAAGGCGGTAAATTATAAATATTGGAATAACCTAATAATTTATATTATACACCAGAGACGTATTGAAAATGAGTGATCAAGACAATTACTTCAACATTGACTATCCAGGGTATTCACCCCTAGAAATCACATTGAAGGACCCAGAAGATTTCCTGAAAGTCAGGGAAACTCTATCGCGAATAGGAGTAGCTTCCAAGAAAGAAAAAGTTCTTTATCAGTCGTGCCACATATTACATAAGAAGGGCAGATACTTTATAACACATTTTAAAGAATTATTTGCACTAGATGGAAAGGAGGCAGACTTCCAAGATAACGACATAGAGAGGCGAAATACTATAGCAAAACTATTATCAGATTGGGGATTAGTAGTTTTAGAAGAACCAATAGCTAAGGACTTTGCACCTTTAAGTCAGATAAAAATTATATCATTTAAAGAAAAAGGTGAATGGGAATTAGTCCCTAAATACAACATTGGTAAAAAAATTAAATAGTCAGGAATACTGGTTAACAAAAATTA